GAAGAAACGTGGTTTGCGGCAACAAACGGGGCGCCGGCGAGGTATACGGAATTGGACCTGATCGGCATGTTTGGTGGGGGGTTCCGCGTCGGATGGATTGAGGAGTCCTACTATGGATCATCTACCGACGACGATTTACTCGATGGCTACAGCCAGGCCGTGCCTATTGGGATCGGATACGGCGGGCTGGGTTCGGCGGAAGAATTTGACGGCGCGATGACTGTCGGGACAAATGTTGGGTTTATGGTCACCTACACGCGCCACGTGCTGATCGACTGGACCTATTCCGGCAACGCGACGGGGAATGTAGCGGCAGTCGTATCAGCTGAAGCGACAAGAGCTGAGCAAAGCGTAACCAATTGGCCGTCGATGATGTTCGGAAACACCAGCACCAACGTTGCCATCTACGGCGCCACGCGATACAGCGGCTGGGCCAGCTCGACGCGTACGCGCTACGGGGCTGCAAGCAACCCGGTGGACGCCACGTTGCCAGATTGGCCTACTTTGACGGTGCCGAGCCCAGCCGACGCAACCAACGCGGCGCCAGTGTTTGGAGAAGGCGTCGGATTTGGTGAAACGCTTATCATGGTCACCAACACCGTTACGGGAGCAACAAACTGGCTGGATGAAGCTTCCATCGGCGGGACGTGGGTTGTCTGGCGCGGGCCGGTTACGTCTGAGCAGTCAACAGTCACGCCTGACCAGGACGGCGTCACAATCAACGCTGAATCCAGTCCGCTGCCAGCCGACGGAACGATTGAAGGCATCGCGGCCGCATCGTATCCGCGTACCTGGGTCGCGTCGATCTACGGCACGCTCGATTATGAGGTCGTGTACCTATATTCTGTGACCAATACCGGGCCGCCGACTATGTTCGATTTTTTAGATCCGATGGACTACTCCAACGAGCTTTGGACGGCGACCAATGTTGTATGGTACGCGTTCACGAACTCAGTGACGTTCACAACCAACGTGCTCGGAACATATCCTACCGGATCCGTCAGCGTTGCCGGAATGTCAGGGGCGATCAACTGGGCAAGCAATTCATGGAGCGGTGTGCTGCTCGGGAATGCCTACTACGTCGGCTCAACCAATCACGTACACGTTGAAGAGATAGAGGGTATGGTCCCGGTCAAACACTCCATTTTAGGGAGCTACACGCATTCCGGGCCGACCAATGCCTTGCCGGACGTGGAGACGATTCCCGTGGAGTGGTCATACATCGGATGGGAGGGGGACTGGATACAGTGGCTGGATTACGGTCGTGCCCGCAAAGAATCAAGCCGCACGATTGACAAAACCGTCACGGCTTGGCAGATCTTTAACCAGCGCATGTCGGCCGGCGCCCAGTGGCTGCCGCTGCCTCCGCTTGTTTTTTGGGATTTTGAGGATTGACGGGCGGGCCAATGATATGAAATCGACGCTGATAATCATGCTGGCCTTCGTTCCGTTCCTCAGCCTGGCGGCGACGGGCCGCGTCGAGCGGGTAGGCTTCGATCTGCGGGCCCCATCGCGGCAAATCGCCGTCTCGGCGACCGAGGGCCTCGACACCACCATCGAGGCGTCGATCCGTTCCGACGGCGCCCTGTTCGACGTCCGGCCGTGGGCCTGCCTCCTGTGGTACGGCGACGGGGCCACAAACCCGCCCCTGGGGCTCGCCTTCACCAACAGCGCCGCCGGCCGCGGCTGGGCCACCTGGGACCTGCCTGGGGCTTTGCTGGCCACAAACGGCCGTTTTACGGTGCAGATCGTGGCACACCACACCGACGGAAGCGAGCAGGAGTGGGCCCGGGGGTTTATGACGATCCAGCGCAACCTCGCCAGCACGTTTACGCCTGTCTCGTTCGGCTCGCCGATGCATACCGTCAGCAACGCCCTTGCTGCATCCATCCAGGCCGAGGCGGTGCTGCGGGCGGCGGGTGATGCGGCGGGAAGCAACTACACGTCGGCGGTGCGGTCGGCGTTGCTGTCGAGCAATGCCCAGGCGCGGGCAGCCATTCTGGCGGAGGCGCTGTTGCGGGCGGCTGGGGACAACGCGGCAAAGACCAACCACGCCGGGGCCGTGGCCGCCGAGGCCGCGCTACGCATTGCCGGCGACGCCGCAGCACTAGCCGCGCTCGCGACTAACCGCGTGACGCGGCTGTCAGGGGCCGACACCTGGGTCGAGACCGCGAACGGCACAACGACGCAGTACACGGCCGTTATCGACACCAACCGTTTGTATATCGTCAGCACATCCAGCAATTTCAACGGCCCTCCCGCGGGGTCCGTCTTCGCACGCACAAACAGCCTGGGCGAAGGTGTCTATTTTTTGCGCGTCGGATCTGAAACGGACTATGTGCAGATAGAGGGCGACTCGACGCTGCTGACATCGCAAGGCGATGTCGATATCTACGAGCATCATGGCGGAGCGTTTGCAGTACCCATGTCCCTTGCGGCCTTAAGCGCGCCTGCCGTTGGGTCGTGCGTCGTAGATTACGTGCCCACGACAAACGCAGCCTCGATGGTTACCACACCGACCGTCGTTAAACTCGCCGACCAGATCGCCGCAAACACTGACGCGATCGCAGCGGGCGACACCAAGTATCTTTCGTCTACGCCCGGATGGTTTTGGCAGGGATCACAGGCCACGCCGACCAACGCCTACGCCGTCGCGACCAATGGCTATGCGGTGTACCGCAACTCGCGGTACGAGCTGGTGCCTTACACAACCACGCGCCACGATGTAACCGGGTCTGTGACCATCGCATCTGCCAACTACATCGTCGCGGTCAACGCCGATTGGTACGTAGCCTTGCCTTCTGATCTATCGAAACCTACTCGTCCTATGTTTACGACCAGCAGTCGTAGCGGCCCGACATCATGGGTGTTGCGTGCCTGGTGCTCGACATCGCCGGCAGACTTTAGCGCCGACTACTACGCTTACGCCAGCAACGTCGTCGTCTTGACCTACGACCGTCAGGAAATGCGGACGGGCGCGTATACCAATGATGCGGCGGGTATCGTGTCGCGCGTAGACGATGCCCCTGCCAACGATCCCAGGCGCGCCGTCAACCGCGGGACGATGGCCGCGTATGTCGATTCTCGTAAAACCGAAATCGCCGACAAAGCCTGGCGCCGCACGCCTGCCGGGCGCGACGCGCCCAGCGCGTATACCGTGACCATCGACCAGCCCCTTGTGCAGCAGGGGCAAATCAGCTACCTCAACTCCGGCGACTACTACTGCATCAGCTACGCCGGCGGGGACTGGTACAGCTCGCCGACCGGATCTACCTGGCGCATCGGTCCCTCTGGTACGGTCGCTTTCGAGATCCAGGCAACCAATCGAATGCTCCACGTCCAAGGGTTTACCGTTGCCGGCGGCTACGCAACGCTCGACATTTCAACCAACTGGGTCCACGGCACCTACGCGCCCGACATCGAGTTTACGGCCGATCTGGTCAATCCGCAGTGGCTTGCGTGCCCGCAGCAAACGATGACCAACATGATCGGGTACTGGCGTGGAACGTGTCCAGCGACGGTTCCGAAGCGCTATTACCGCGTAGTCTTGCGCGACGGCGCGGCCATCATCAAGTCGCACTATACCCACGAGTTTGGCAGCGCCATCATCCTTTTCGGACAGCGCTACTCTTCGTTGGTTGAACTCAAAACAGCCTTGGAGGCCCTGCCATGATACGCGTGATCTGCATCATCGTCGCGTTGTCGACGGCCGCGTCGCTCGCCGGCCCTTTGCCGCCGCTGGAGCGCTTTCCCCCACAGCCATACGTCGTACCTCCCACGGCCGCTGAAAAGGCGAAGGCGCAAGCGGATCGCGTGGAACGCGATGCGTCGCGGTCGGTGTACCGCGCGGCCGTTTCCAATCTACTGGCCGCGGCCGGCGTTGAACTTGACGCGCCAGTAGGAAAAATGACACCGGCTGCCAGACGCGCTGTAGCCAAGAAAATCGATCAGGCAGCCCAGAAAATTCGGAAAGGAAAAAAACCATGAAGACACTGACACGCGTAATCATCGCACTTGGAATGATTGCTTTGGCGGGATGCTCGCAACCGGAATACCCGGCACCGGACACGCAGGCTGGCGACACCGCCGAGCTTGCCGAGGGTCCGGAGCATGGCGTTGTTGCCGACCTGCCGCGCGCGTGGGCCGTGCCGGGAGAGCCGGACCCATTCGCGGTGCCGTTGAAAGTAAACTGGCAATCGAAGCTTCAAAAGTGGTGGAAAGAGATATGGGCGAAGATCCAGGGCAAGGAAGATCCTGCCCCGGCGCCTGTGCCAGTGCCGACTCCGACCCCTACGCCGAGCCCTACGCCGACGCCCGACGTTCCCGCGTCGAATACCTTTCTCTGGAAGCCGGTAGCCGACAACGGCGGCAAGCTGGTTATCCTTCTGCCGGCCAACATCAACGCCACAACTTGCACCGTTAACGGCGAAGGCCCGGCGGCGTACACCGGGCGAGGGAACGGAAACCGGCAACACTTCCGGTTCAGGAAGAAGGGCGCGGATTACGGGGCGAACGTGCAGGTGATAGCCACGCTGTCCGGTGGCGGCACGCGGGCATGGACGGTCCCGAACGGGGGTACGCGATGGAGCAGCAACTGAATCGCGTTTTTGACCGAGTAGCCAGCTTCGACGAGCGGAGCCGCAACTATCCGATCACGCTGAGCGTGCAGGAAAATTTGCCGCTTCGCTCCATGAGCTGGCCCCGGGGACCGGTGTTGAACCAGCGGAAGTCCGGCGGGTGCATGGCCTTCGCCGCGGCCGGGGAGCTGGCCTGCGGCCCCGTCGCCGTACCAGGGATCACCGACGAGTTCGCCACGAAGCAACTCTACTGGCCGGCCCAGCGCGCCGACGAGTTCCGCGGCGGCGAATATCCAGGCGCCAGCCGTCGCATGCAGGGCACCAGCATGATTGCCATTCTCAAGCGCCTTGTGGCGATCGGCGCCTGCGACTCCTACCAGCACAGCTTCAAGGAAAAGGACACTTACCGCGGCATCGGGTACAACGGCCCGTGTCTGATCGGCACGAACTGTTACCATGGAATGATGTGCCCAGACGCCAAGGGCTTTCTACATCCGACCGGGAAGTATTTAGGCGGGCACGGCATGCTGCTGCCCCAAATCTGCCTCGAGCAGGAATACGTCGTCGTCCGGATGGCATGGGACGACACCTGGGGCAACCACGGCGAAGCCAAGCTGACGTTCAAGGATTACAACCAGCTTCGCCGGGAGATGGGCGAAGCGGCGTTCCTGGTGGGGCGCCACATGATCGACGTGGCGGCGTTACCGCCGGAAATCCGGCGCTCCTGGTGGGCCCGGCTGTTTGGAGGTTGACATGAACATACGGCAATCGATTGGGGCAATGGCGTTGTGCGGCTGGATCTGCACTGCTTTTCTGGCAGCTTTTATCGGCTCGGGGTGCGTGACTCATGGGCAGGTCAAGTCGGCCTATGAACGTGAGGCGCGCATGAACGTAATGCGCGGGCGTCCGGCACTGTGCACGGTTGGAGGAGAACAGAAGTACGTTGCGGAAGTCGGCTTCTGGGAGATGGTTCTGGATAACTGGCCGGACTACGCCAAAGAGGGCGGGGTTTACGTTTTGGCGGCCGCGGCGCTGTATTACTACACGGAAAGCAAAGACAGCGGCGGCGGCGCTCCGGCGTCTGGCGACACGATCAACAACTACTACCCGGCGGCCGAAACGGAAAACGGGGCGACGGAATAATGGCCTGCTACGCTTTCACGCTTGCTGAGGATTTCGAGTGCTTCACGAGGCACGCAGCGCCGGCGACGTTTGTCAACTCCTGGCTGGCTATCCACTTGCCGACGTCGACGGTCAAAACGCGGATCCACGTCCGGGCCCAGTTCGCGTGGGATGGCTATTCCATCGTGCCGGATCTGCGGAGCTTTCAACCGTCGCTGGTTCATGATGCGATTTACGAGTTCGCTGAGCCGATCGCGCGGGCTTGGAACTGGACCGTGCGCCAGGTGCTGGAGTGGGCGGACGCTGTGTTTCTGGAGCTGATGAAGTTCTACGGGGAACCGCGCGTGGTTGCCTACTTGTACTTTTTCGGCGTTCGCCTGGGAGGCTATTGGTATCACCAGGCCGCCCGATTAATCCGCCAGATAACCGGCCGCCAATTTCACCCCTAACGAGGATCTGAAATGCTCGACCCTGACACCGCATCCATGATCGATGAATGCATGCGCTACCTCCACTCTTCCGGACTGTGCGAAGAAGCCAAGGACTACCTGTCCGCCCAGCTCGGCATGGTGCGCAAGGCGGCCAACGGCGAACCGGACAAGATCCAGGCGCTGTGCATGCTGATGGTGGTTTCCAAGATCGACCAGATCAAGGAGCGCGTCCGGGAACCCGAGCGGATGGCGGCCGTGGCGGCGGCGGCCGTGGCCAAGTGTGCCGAAGTGCGCTGCAAGGCCACTACGCCCACCGTGGCGGTCCCTGGGATGCCGGGGGTAATCTTGGCCTGGGCGACGGCGCTGCGCCCCGTGGCGTGGCCCCTGGCCGTCGCCGTTTCAGCGGCCGTCACCAGCGCCAACTTCCCCGCCCTGGTGCAGCTCATTCAGGGCTGGAAATGATCCCCGTTTCCGCCCCTTTCGCCAAATGTCCTACGCGCGCGCACGCGTAGGACACTCCAAAAACGCAAAGTCCTACGCGCGCGCACGCGTAGGACAACTGGTTTTTGAAAAGTCCTAAGGACATGTCCTACGCGCGCGCACCCCTCTCCCCTAAAGGGAGAGAGGGGGAAGAACCTAAAGTATTCTTCCCCCCTCTCGCCATCTGCTTGATGCATGGCGGAGGGGGGCCGGCAAAAAAAAGAAAGCCGCGCGCCGGCGGGTGGCGGATGGCGACAATGGCCCCAGGGCTGCGCAGGCTGGGCGCTAAGGCGGACGACGGCACTCGGGGCGCTACGTTGACGCATCCGGAACCCCGACCGGCCTTGCCGGGGCAAACAGAGGACTTCCTGACGGTCACCCCTGGCGGTGGTGCCAGCGGTAGGCCCGGGCGGCGATGTTCCAGACCAGAGCCCCCACACCGATCAGAACCCAGAGCGGCGCAGCCAGGCCGGACATGACCAGTGGCAGCAGGATCAGGACGGCGATGTTGGTGGCGATGATCTGCTGCCGGATGCTTTTCTCTTTCTCGGTGCCCAGACCGCTGGCGGCTTGAGGGGATCCGCAGCGCGGGCAGGCTTTGGCCCGGAGGCTGACGGGATTGCCGCAGTCGGGACAGGCCACGACTCCGGAAGCCTGTGAGGCCTGCTGAACTTGGCGGCGCAACGCACCTGACTGGATGACGATCTTGCTCATGTGACGGTTCCCTTCTGCCTGGCATTATAGGTTTCCGGCAAGTTTGGCGCAACCGCAACCGGAACAACCGCAAAAATATTTTACAAATTCCTGTTGACAAGGTGTGAACCCACCTGCTAAAGTTGCCCACATGAGGAGAAAATACCATGCCGAACCAGCGAGCCACGAACAAGCGCAAGATTGGTCTTTGGCTGACCAAAGAAGAGCAGGAACGGTTCAGAGCCTTGGCAGCATCGCAAGGAACGAACGTCACGGATCTCATCAAGCAGGCCATTGAACACGCCTACCAGGAATCCAAAAAGAACCATCAAGGAAGGAGCTGAGACATGCAGGTAACAGAACGTTGGCAAATTGAATTCGGTGTCGAAGACAAGGCGCTGCTCGCCAAGTTGGACGCGATCGCGGCCGCAAAGAAGCTCAGCCGGGCCGATGCTTTGCGCGGCGCCTTGTTTTCTTTTTTGGCAAAGGGTGTACCCACACCTCACGCCAAGCGCGTCCGTCACTCGGGGACCGGGCATCGCGCCACGGCCTAATTTTTTTGTACGAGGTGTACCCACACCCGCAACCACAGGAGAACCATGAAGAAACGACTCAAGAAGAAAACCCAGAAGGAACTCGGCTACGTGTTCGTCGGCGGCTTTATCCCGCTGGAACTGCGCGACAAGCTCAACAGGCTGGCCGTGGCCAACAACCGCAGCCAGTCGGCCCAGATCATGACGCTCATCGAGCAGGCCGTCGGGATCCGGCAGGCGGTGACGGCATGACGACCAACCAGCTGGCGGCATTGGAGGCGGCGCAGGCCCTCGGTCGTGCCGACGCCATGCTCATCTCGCTGCGCGGAAACCGCCAGCGCATCCTCGCCCGCATGGCGAGGGAGGAAACCGAGCTGATCAATGTCCGCCAGAAGGCGCTGACGGACATGGAGCGGTTCGGACAGGAGAACAAGGACAACCAGGAGAACAAGGCATGAAACGGATAGGAACGACGGATAACGGAGTGCTGATCGAGATCGCCACGGATGAACTGACCAAGATCGCGGACGCGGTCGAGGTGCTGGAGCAGTTGGGCCAGCAGACCCCTTTGTTCAAGGGGCCGGGTGCCGGGATGCCGGAGGACTACAACGCGATGGACAAGCACGGCCTCACCCGGGCGGAAGTGGTGGCCAAGCTGAAGGCCGCGGCGCCAGCTGCTGCCAAGCCGGCCAAGGCGAAGCCCGCTCCCGCGATTGAGCCTAAGGAGCTGCCACCGGCGCGCAAGTTCGTCCGCGAGCCGCGGATGGGGACGTGCACGATCTGCGGAAAGGAGTTTGTCAAGAAGGTGCCGGTGCAGAAGTGCTGCAGCGACGCCTGCACGCTTGAAAAGAACCTCCGCTACGCCCGAGAGCGCGCCAAGAAGAACTACGTGCCCAAGAAGGCGGCCAAGCCAGGCGCCGTGGCGAAGGCCAAGCCGGGCTACTCGATGGCCAAGTGCATCATCTGCGGCAAGGACTTCGAGCGGAAGAGTCCCATCCAGAAGTGCTGTTCTGCCGAGTGCGTCGCCGAGAAGAACCGGCGCTACCAGAAGGACTACAACGCAAACATGGCGGCGCAGGCGGCGCCGAAGCCGTCGGTGAAGCCGCTGCGGGTCGTGACGGGCGAGATTGACGGCCGGGTGACGGCTGCGGTTGCCGAGGCGCGCGAAAGCGAAAACCTGAACTGAGTGGATTTCCACGAAAAGGACGGAAGATTGCATGAAAAAGACCAAGAAAGCGGCTGAAATTTCACAGGAACCGCCTGTAATTTCACGGGATGAAGGGGCGACAACGCCATCGCGCGTCGCCGGCGTGTACCGCGAAATCGAGGCGTCGCTGATCGAACGGGGATTGTGCCAGACGCGGCGCCACTTCGACGACGCGGCGCTCGATGACCTGGCGGACTCGATTCGCGTGCACGGGCTCATGAACCCCATCACGGTGCGCGAATGCGGCGGCCTTGGAACGGTTCCGAAAGGCTACTGGATCATCGCCGGCGAACGCCGCGTCCTCGCCTGCAAACGGGCGGGCATGAAGACAATCCCCGCGATGGTCGTGGAGGCCAGCGACGCGGAAGCCCGCGAAATGTGCGTCGTCGAGAACATGCAGCGCAAGGATCTGACGCCGATGGAGGAGGCCGACGGCGTCGGCACGCTGCTGGACGCGGGGCGGACGGCCCAGGACGTGGCGGACCGGCTGGGGCGATCGCGGCAGTGGGTGGTGAGGCGGGCGAACCTGCGCAACCTGTCACCGAGCATCCAGGAGATGCTGGCCAACGCCGATTCGAATGTTGGGCAGATGAGCATCGAGGCCCTGGAGCTGCTGGCGACGATGCTTCCCGACGTGCAAGAGCGGATGATGAACGTGTATCGAAACGGCGTTCCGACATCCGCCTGGCTCCGCAGCCAGATCCATGCGGAGCTGCACTCGCTGAAAAGCGTCTGCTTCGACACGGCGGCCTGTGCGGAATGCCTGAAGCGGACTGGCGTCCAGCCGGATCTGTTCGACAGCGGCGAATGCTGCGAGCTGGGCCGGTGCCTGGACAAGGCTTGCTTCGACGCCAATGCGCGTTCTGCGCTGCTGAATGCGATCGCGGAAGTACGGAGCGCGCACCCTGGCGCCAAGATCCTGCGGGACTACGACTTCGCCGAAGTCCCCGGCACCGTCGCCAAATGGGACGTCGAGCTGGCGACCAAGCCCGGCGCGAACACGGAGGTCGGCTTCCTGATCGGCGAAACCGGCAAGCTGCGCAAGGTGAACATCGTCACGGAACGGAAGCAGTCCACCGAAGACGATGCACCGGCGCCGAAGCAGCCGACTCCCGAGCAGAAGCGGCGGGCCAAGGTCGTCGATGGCGTGGTCGCCCACCTGGAGCGGACGGCCTTCGCTTCGCATGACGACCCCTGCCCGTTCGAGACTCACGACGAGCACTTCGCGCTGCAGAGCCTGTGTGTCTTCGGAACGCAAAACAATGAGCCGTGGCGGAGCACGGAAGCCTGGGACAAGATGGGCAAGGATCCTTCGCAAACCGCCGTGCTGTTCGACGCGTGGTGCGAGATCGTCCCGGTGCTGATCGCCCGGCTTTCGTTCGACGCCATCATCCGCGTCGATAGCGCCTACGACGAGGCGAATCGTATCTCAGAGGTGTTTTTCGGCGTTGACGCCGATGTGTTGGTTGTGGCCCACGGGGCCGGAAAGAAGGGAAAAGCGAAATGAACGAGGAACAAGCCAAGTATCAGGCCGAGATAGAATCGGCAAAGACCGGAGTCATAGCGCTCCCGCTTCAGGGGCCGCTCGACAAGCTGGCCATTGCGCTGGCAAAAGCGCAGGGAGCCATGCAGTCGGCGCGAAAGGACGCCACGAACCCCTTCTTCGGCAGCAAGTATTCGACGCTTGCCGAGGTCTGGGATTCCATCCGCGAGCCGCTGGCGAATAACGGCCTGTCGATCGTGCAGTTGCCCAGCGTCGATGGCGGCATGGTACACGTCACGACCGTGCTGCTGCACATCAGCGGCCAGACGATCAGCTCGAAGATCTCCTTCCTGCTCCACAACGAATGGACGAAGGCTGGCAAGGAGATCCCGCCGTCGGCTCAGCAGGTCTGCGGGCTCGTCACGTTCGGCCGCCGCTACGGCCTCACGGCAATGGTCGGCGTCAGCAGCGCCGATGACGACGATGACGGCAACGCGGCCTCGCATGTGGCGGATCACGCTCCTGTCACGGCGCCGGCGCCCAAGGCCCAGCTGGATCCGGCGCGGGTAGCCAAGCGCGTCGGGACGATGCCTCCGGCCGAACCAGTCGCACCGCCGCCACCTCCGGCGCCGAAGGATCCTGTCGCGCAGCCCGCGGCCGAGCCCGTACCCGATACGCAGCAGGAGGCTTTCCACGGGCGGCTGTACGACGCCTGCGAGGCGGCGGGGATCACGGTCGAGGAGCTGGACTCCGACCTGCACACGAAGGGAATCCTCAAGGGGTCGATGAAGATCGATAACCTGGGCGAGAAGATTGTCGCGGCCCTGCTGGATGGCAAGGACGCCAAGAGTGGCAAGGGGAACTGGGAGATCGTCGTCGCCCGGATCAAAGCGGCGCGCAAGTAGCACCATCATCGAAACGAAAGGCACAGGAACACCATGGAAAAGAAAATTGAAGCAGATGCACCACTCGGCTGGGATGACGCCATCGACGCCGACAGCAACCACTTCGAAACGCTGCCGGACAACACGGCGTGCAGCTTCGTCGTTCAGAAGCTCGAGAAGACCAGGACGGCCGACGGTAAGAAGCCGATGGCCAAGGTCGAACTGCTGTGTGAGGGGCTCGCCGGCGAGGGGACGACATACGTCCGCGAGAACCTGGTGCTCAGCACCCGGGCGGCCTGGAAGATCGGGGAGTTCTTCCGGGCAATCGGCCAGCGCAAGCACGGCGAGAGCATCGTCCCGAACTGGGACGCGGTCGTCGGCGCCACGGGGCAGCTCGTTGTCGCGGTCGAGAACTGGACCGGCAAGGAAGGCGACGCGCGCACCAACAACAAGGTCAAGCGCTTCCTGGATCCGCCGGAAGGTGCTGCCACCGCCGAGGACATGAGCGTGCCGCCCGAAACCGCAGATGAGGGGGTGAGCTTCACATGAACGAATCATCCGTGAAGATCATCCACCTCGAGGTGGACGACGTGAAGCGGGTCAAGGCCGTGCGGATGACGCCGGCGGCCAATGGCCTGACCGTGATCGGCGGGAACAACTGCCAGGGGAAGAGCAGTGTCCTGGATGCGATCATGGCGGCCCTGCTGGGCGACAAGTACCAGCCGACGGCCGCGGTGCGCGAGGGTGCCGAGTCGGGCGAGGTGCGCGTGACGCTCTCGAACGGGATCGAGGTCGCTCGCAAGTTCACCGGCAAGGGGAGCTACCTGAAGGTGACGGACCCGAAGGGCGCCAAGGCCGGCCAGACGCTGCTCAACGGCGTGCTGGCCGAGCTGGCCCTGAACCTGGGCAAGTTCATGCGGGACGACGCCAAGGCGAAGGCCAAGACCTTGCTGCAGGTGATCGGCGTGGACACGCAGCCGTTCGACGAGAAGATCCGGACGCTCGAGCAGGAGCGGCTGCTGAAGGGGCGGGAGCAGGTCAAGGCCAAGGGCCATGCCGAGAGCCTCCCCTTTCACGACGGCATCGGCGTGGCGCCGATGGACGGGGCCGCGATGGTCAAGCAGATGGAGCAGGCCCTCCAGCACAACGCCAAGGTGCGAGAGGCCAAGGACCAGGCGGGCATGCTGGATTACAAGCTTGCCCAGACCCAAGGGCGGGTGGCGGATCTGCGGGCCGCGCTGAAGAAGGCCGAGGAGGACGAGGCCGAACTGCAGGGCAAGTTCCTGCTGGCGAAGGAATCGGCCGCCAACGCGGCGCCGGTGGACACGACGACGCTCAAGCTCCAGATGGAGGAGATCGACGCCCACAACGCCAAGGTGCGCGACAACGCCGGCCGTGAGGCGGCCTTTGCCAACGCCGAGGCCCTGGGCGAGGAGTACCACGCCCTGCAAGGCCAGATCGAGACGGTGCGCGCCGATCTGCGGGCGCTGCTGGACTCCCACGCGCTGCCGCTCGATGGCCTCACCATCGAGGATGGCGAACTGGTCTACCAGGGGCGGGCGTGGGACTGCATGTCCGGTGCCGAGCGGCTGCGGGTGGCGACGGCCGTCTGTCACCGTGTCAACCCACGGTGCGGCTTCGTGCTGCTGGACGGGCTCGAGCAGATGGACCTGCCGACGCTGGAGGCGTTCGGGGCCTGGCTGGAGGCGCAGGGGCTCCAGGCGATTGGGACGCGCGTTTCGACGGGTTCGGAGTGCTCGATCATCATCGAGGACGGGACCGGTATCGAGCGCGAGGAAGAGGTTAGTTTTTCGTAGGGTGAACAACAACAACATGGAGAAAGAATGAAGGCAAGAACGTACAAAGTGACACTGACGGGAACGAGTCCGCTGCTGATGCACCGTGACAACATCACGGCTTCTGGAGAAGTCCGGAAGTGGCAGAAAGACCCGATGAACAAGAAGTTCAGCGTGCCTGGCGACGACCGTTCGCCAGCGTGGACGTGGATTGGCTACTGCTACCACGACGGGAAGCAGTTGGTCATCGACGCCGACAACCTCATGACCATGCTGCGCGACGGCGGGAAGAAGTGTCCGGCGCCGACGGGCAAGGGTTCGATGCAGCGGCAGACGCAGGCGGGGATCATCGTCAACGAGATCGGCTGGCCGCTGCTGGCCAACGGCGCGGCCGTTCTGTGGAAGGACATCGAGGCGCTGCGGGAGGTGGAAGACTTCGGGCAGCACGAGGCGGCGGCGGCCGGGATGGGCTTCACGCTGTTCTGCAAGCGGGCGCGTATCGGTACGTCGAAGAATGTCCGCGTGCGTCCGCGGTTCGACACCTGGGCATGCGGTGGGACGCTGACGGTTCTGGACGAGCAGATCACGACGGAGATGCTCACGACGATCTTGAAGCACGCGGGTTTCTACTGCGGGCTTTGCGATTGGCGGCCTGGTTCGCCGACGGCGCCGGGGCAGTTCGGGCGGTTCGACGTTGAGGTTGAGCAGGTTAAGGGCTAGGGACGTGGCACGGCTGGGCTGGGCTCGGCTCGGCACGGCGTGGGTCAAGGTGGGGCACGGCGGGGCTCGGCTTGGCTAGGCTAGGCGAGGGACGGGGTCAGGCTTGGCATGGCAAGGCTCGGCAGGGCAGGGAACAAGGTGCGGTGCGGCTCGGCTCGGCAGGGCATGGCCAGGCACGGCTAGGCGAGGAACAAGGTTCGGCTGGGACAGGCACGGCGCGGCAGGGCGCGGCTCGGCCGGGCGCGGCAAGGAACATGGCGGGGCAAGGCTGGGCGCGGCGTGGCCGGGCGAGGCGTGGCAGGGCCCGGCGGGGCTAGGCGAGGAACAAGGAACGGGGCGCGGCGTAGTACGCGCAAAACAGACAACGAACGGAGCATGAAATGAGCATCGTATCACTCGGGGGAATCCCCACCAAGATCGACGTTGACCGCATCGCAGAGTTCTGCGGCGTGCCAAAGGAGGGAACAACCATCGTCCTCGAAGACGTGGCCAAAGCCATCGACATGGACCCGAAAAGCAACCGCTTCCGCACCATCATGGGCGCCTGGCGCAAGCAGTTGTTCCGCCAGCACAACCTCCTGACCATCGGCAACGGCGAAGGCGGAATCCGGGTCGCAGATCCCCGGGAGCGCATCAACTGGGCGGCATCGCGCGTGAATTCCGGCCGCCGGTGCATCGGCCGTGCCATCGCCGTGGCCAGCATGACAGACGCGGCCCGGCTGACGGACGCCGAAAGCAAGACGATGAGCAGCATCGTAGCCTTGAACGCCATGCGCCTGAAGCTGGCGGTCGGTGTCATGCGTTGAAGCAGCAACCCGGGGGCCGCGCATCCTACACGCGGACGGAGTGTGAGAAATGCAGATCAACTGGAAGACGGGATTGTTCATGATCGGGCTGGCAGGCGTGGCGGCCTTGGCGATGGTGGGCTGCATGGGGGGGCTGGCGGACACGGAACTCGGCGACGCCGATGTGACCGCGCTGGCCATCGCGGCTGGGTGCGCTGTAGTCGGCGGCGGCATGGCGATGATCGGAGGCAAGTGGTGACCCTGCGCAAGTACCAGCTCGACGCGACGGAGGCCATCTTCGAAGCCTGGAAGGATGTCCGCTCCACGCTTCTCGTGCTCCCAACCGGCACAGGCAAAACCATCGTCTTCGCCGCCGTCGCCAAACGCATCGCCGACGAAGGCGGCCGGACGCTGATCCTCGCCCACCGCGATGAACTCATCCGCCAGGCCGTGGACAAGATCGAAGCCTCGACGGGACTGATGGCCGCCGTCGAGAAGGCCGACGAACGGGCCGCGGGAACCTTACTGCCGGTGACCGTCGCCAGTGTCCAGACGCTCATGCGGCAGAACCGCATGGCGCAGTTCGGGCCCGACCACTTCTCGGCCGTGGTGGTGGACGAAGCTCACCATGCTTTGTCCGTCAGCTATCGCGGCATCCTGGACTACTTCTCGGGCGCCAAGATCCTGGGCGTGACGGCGACTCCGGACCGCGGCGACAAGCGCAGCCTGGGCGCCGTGTTCGAAAGCATCGCCTACGAGTACGGCCTCGCCCAGGCCGTGGCGGATGGGTGGCTCGCGCGGCCGGTGGTGCAGACCTGCCCGCTGCATATCGAGCTGGGGGCCGTCCGGACGACGGCGGGAGACTACAACGTCGGCGACATCGGGGACGCCCTGGGGCCGTACCTTGAGCAGATCGCCGACGGCATCGTCTCGATGGCGGGCAACCGCAAGACGCTGGTTTTCCTGCCGCTGGTGCGGACGAGCAAGGCCTTCCTCGGCATGCTGCAAGCCCGCGGGATGGACTGCCGGCACGTGGACGGGGAGAGCGAGGATCGGCGGGAGGTCGGTGAATGGCTCAAGACTCCGGGGCCCAAGGTGTGCTGCAACGCCATGCTCTACACCGAGGGCTTCGACGAGCCGAGCCTCGACTGCGTCAGCGTGCTGCGGGCGACGAAGTCGCGGGCGCTCTATGCGCAGATGGTTGGTCGCGGTACGCGGCTCTTTCCCGGCAAGAAGGATCTGCTGATTCTGGACTACCTCTGGCACACGGTCCGGCATGACCTCTGCCGGCCGGCCTCGCTGGTGGCGGTGAAGGAAGACCAGGCGACCGAGGCGACCGAGATCCAGGAGGCCGCCGGCGGGGCCACGCAGATGGATCTTCTGGACCTGGCCGAGATGGCCTCGTCGGAGGTTGCCCGGAAGCGTCACGATGCGCTGGCCGAAGCGCTCAAGAACCAGGCGCGCAAGGAGGCGCGGCGGATTGACCCGCTGGCCTTTGCCCTCTACATCAAGGCGAGCGACCTCGAGGACTATGAGCCGACGATGCCCTGGGAGGCGGCCTCCCCGACCGAGAAGCAGCTGGCGACCATCGGCAAGTTCGGGCTGGATCCGGCCGGGGTGCGCTGCAAGGGTCAGGCGAAGCTGATCCTGGACAAGCTCTTCGGCCGCAGTCACGCTGGGCTGGCATCGCCCGGGCAGGTGAGGCTCATCGACAAGTTTGGCTACGCGAACGCGGCCGACATGAAGCGGGCGGACGCCTCCAAGCTGATCGACGCGATCAAGGCCAACAACTGGCGGCCGGTAGAGAACTGGAGCTTTGCATGATGACGGACAGGGAAGCGGCAATCGAATGTCTGAAGCAGCTTTCGCCGGCGCGGGCAAAAGCCTACGAATCCTGGCTGGCGGTCGGGATGGCGCTGCACGCCTCCGGCGCCACGGTCGATGACTGGATTGCCTGGTGCCCGGACGGCAAGAAGAACCACGAGGCCACCTGCCGGACAAAGTGGCGCGGGTTTGGCAAGGCCGACGGCAAGATCGGGATCGCCTCGCTGGTGAAGTGGTGCAAGGACGACGGAGGCAAGCCCCCCAGGACGGGCCACAGGGGCGCCGACATCCCGGACGCGCCGTTGACCTGGGAAACGCCAGTCGGGCCGGGAATGGCTGAGCAGGCCGGAGCCGTGGCCGATTACGCCGAGCCCGTCCCGGAAGCCGGCCCGGATCCCGTCGCCGACCTTGTGACCTATCTGGAGCTGATGTTCCAGGAAAACGAGAAGGTCAGCTACGTGCTGGGCTCGTTCAAGGACGAGGACGACAAATTCAAGCCCATGGGAAAAGGCGTCTACACCCGGACGCGCGCCGAGATCGTGGCCGACCTGCGCCGCTACGCCAAGAAGGCTCCGGAAAAGGCCATCGAGAACGCGCTGGGCTCCTGGGATCCAGACGCCGGCGGGTGGGTGCGGATCAATCCGGTCGACGGAGCCGGGGTGACCAACGAGGCCGTGGCGCGTCTGGATCACGTCCTGGTCGAGTCGGACGCGATGCCGATGGAGATGCAACTTTCGACGATCCACTCCCTGCAGCTCCCCTGCACCGCCATCGTCCACAGCGGCGGAAAGTCGGTCCATGCCATCGTCCGGGTGGACGCCGGCACCGACCGGGCGCTGTACCGCGAACGGGTCGAGAAGCTGTTCACGCGCCTCGCTGAGGCCGGATTCGTCGTTGACCGGCAATGCCGCAACCCCTCCCGTCTGTCGCGCCTGCCGGGGCTCACGCGGGCCGGCAAACGGCAGTATCTCGTCAGCGGGCCCTGCGGCGCCGTCAGCTGGGACGAATGGGACAGCCTTTCGCGCGCCGACGAGTATTCCGCCGAGATCCTCGGCCCCGACCAGATCGACGCGGAACTGCCCGATGACAACCTTCTGGGCGAGCGCTTCCTGACGCGTGGCGGGTCCTGGCTGCTGGTGGCCCAGTCAGGAATCGGCAAGTCTGTCTTGGCGGTGCAGGGGGCCGTGTCGTTCGCCGTGGGGCGTCCGCTGTTCGGCCTGGTGCCGGTGGCGCCGATGCGGCAGCTCATCATCCAGGCGGAAAACAACGGACTCGACGTTCAGGAGATGTTCCAGGGTGTGACCGCCGGCATGCAGCTGACGGCCGACGAGCGCCGTGCTTTGCGGAACAACCTGCGGATCGTGCCTTCCGACAGCCTGACCGGGGGTGAATTCTGCACCTTCACGGGCTGGCTTTGCGACCGGATCAAGCCCGACATAGTCTGGATCGACCCGCTCCTGGCCTACATCGGCGGGGAAATATCGAAGATGGCGGACTGCTCCCGCTTTCTCCGCAACCAGCTCAACCCCGTCATCCGGAAGCACAACGTCGGCGTGGTGGTGATCCATCACACCGGCAAGCCCCCCAAGAACCAGGAGAACGCCTACAAGGGCGCCGACATGGCCTATCTCGGCATCGGATCGAGCGACCTGACGAACTGGGCCCGGGCGACGTCGACGATCATGCAGATCGAGGACTACGACAACCGCTATGAGCTACGCCACGCCAAGCGCGGCCGGCGGGCCGGGTGCCAGGAGCGGACCGAGCTTCAGCACGCCAACGAGGGGATATGCTGGGTGGCGGCGGCCGGCCATCCCGTCGCCAAGGAAGTCGAGCGCCAGAAGAAGCAGAAGAACTGGACCAAGGCGAAGGCCTCCAAGTACGACGACATGGGCTTCGAACTGATGCCGCCACGGACGAACGACAACGACCCCCAGCGTTCGGAGCTGATCAAACACATCTGCCAGACGATGGACGACCGTGGCGAGCCGACGGACCTTAAGCGGGCGGACAACATCCGGCGGGTGCTGAGCCGGGCCGGCATCATTGTTTTCGACAAAGAGGGCAGGACGTGGCAGGGCAACCTGTATTCACCGTCTTTCTAACAAAGGAGACAGCGAAGTGAAGCAGCAAAACGACGCCACGGCGTGGCGCAAGTGTCGCCGCCCGAGTTGTCCCCGACGCAATCCCTGCAACAAGCGCTGGTTCATCGAGCTGATGGCGCGCGAACATCGGGACCGCCACATGGAGGAGCTGCGGCAAGATGCCGTCAGCGGCTTCCTTTCCGACACCCATCACGCCGCCCTGCGCCAGCTGGTCAGGCTGAAGGCCGACGATGAGATAGACGCGCTGTGCATGCCGGAGTGGGCCGCGCGGTCGTTCGCATGGTCGTGGGAAAAGTACGCTACTGTAGTAACCACAACGGAGACGAGATGAAACTCGATGAAGCTTTTGTGACGCAGTACGCGTCTGAACACCTGCCAGACGGAGAAGATATCGCCGACGGTCTGGACGCGACCGGGAGTTGCGTTGGATGCGAGCACAGGCGCCGCGCGCAGGAAAGCATCGAGCCGGACGACGGCGATTGGTGCTTCCTTGTCGCTGGGATCGGAGGCGAGGATCGGTGGGGAGAGTGCCCGACAGCGAAAAGGCCGGAATCAGCAATAGAAAGGGATCCATTTTGACATGAAACTAGACCAAGCAACAGCCATCGCGCAGCGCGTCAAGGCCCAGCTGGCGCCGCACTGCGACCGCATCGAGATCGCCGGCAGCATCCGACGCAAGAAACCAGAGGTCGGAGACATCGAGATCGTCTGCATCCCGAAGCGTATCTCCATTATCGACCTTTTCGGCGTCCTTAACGAAGGCGTCCGGTCATTGAGCTGGTCGCAGACCGTCTCCGGCTTCGGCACGGTCGTCAAGGGTGACCCGGTCGCCGGCAAGTACGTCCAGGTCGACCTGGGCGAGATCAATCTGGACATCTTCACGGCAAGGCCGGAGAACTGGGGGCTGATCTATGCCATCCGGACCGGCAGCGTTTATTTCGCGCGCTGCGTGCTCGGGAGGGCCTGGGTTATGGCTGGCTACAAGAGCGAAAACGGGATGCTTGCGCCATGGCGCGGGGGGCGTTCAATTCCCGTGCGAGAGGAAGAAGACTTGTTTCGTATGCTCAGGGTGGACTGGGTCGAACCGGAGGAACGGACATGAAGCGCGTACAACCCGCCAAGTTTGCCAATGATGCGAAACGGTCATTCCTTAGACAGGCCGGTGCGACGCCGGTTGAGAAGAACAAGTTCCACGCCGGAAACAGCGATGGCAAGCACTACTGGCTAACACCTCCGGACCTGTACGCCGCCTTGAACGCTGAGTTTGGCCCGTTCGACTTCGACCCGTGCCCGTTCCCGAAGCCGGAAGGCTTCGACGGTCTGACATGCGAATGGGGTCAGCGCAACTACGTCAACCCGCCGTTCGGATCCATCATGCACGAGGGAAAGAAAAAGGGCATGACGGCGTGGGTTCGCAAGGCGCTTGCAGAGCACAAGAAGGGCAAAGCCGTCGTGATCGTCTTCCCGCTCGACAAGTGGGCTCTGATGCTGCTGGCGGACGGGGCCAAGGTGCGCAACCTGGGCGACGTGCGATGGTTGGCGACGGAAGACGGCAAGCCGGGCCGTGGCACGGGACGCCATATCGCGTGCTTCGTTCTTGATGCCAAAAACAACCCGATATGCGTCAAACCGGACAACGCAAAGGAGCCGACGTGAAGTGGTGGCTGGAAACCTCGCTATACGACCGCTGCTGCGGCGAACGTCCCCGGGTGTCCCGAGATTGGCGGATGTCGCGTCACGGCCTCCGGCGCCGCTACGTTGCAGCTTGCCCTTCCTGCGGCGCAGAAGCGACCGCAAGCCACGCCATAGACGCCCTGACCCGCTGGAACCAAATGCAGCGCGGAATCCGCCCGGAAACGCCGCCAAAACCCTCCAAAACGCCGATGTCCTACGCGTGCGCGCGCGTAGGACATTCCAAAAACGAAAAGTCCTTAGGACTAGTCCTTAGGACAGTCCTACGCGCGCGCGCCCCTCTCCCTAAAGGAAGAGGGGGGAATAACCTAAAGTATTATTCCCCCTCGCTCTCCGCTTGATGGCGGAGCGAGGGGAAACCCGGACACAAAAAAAATGAGACCGCTCAAACTCGAAGACCTGAACCCAGAACTGCGTCGCCGCGTCGAGGCGTCCCTCGCCAGACTCAACCCGCCAAAACCGACACCGGCACCAGCGCCCCAGGCGGCGCCTATGGTCCGGACTCCCGGCCGGCAACCCAACAAGACGGAGTCCCTCTTCAACCGCGTCCACCTTTCCGGCGCCGGCAAGTACGAGGCCGTGACGTTCCGGCTCCCTGGAGGGTCGCGGTATACCCCCGACTGGGTCGTCTGGTCCACGCTCGGCAAAATGACCTGCTATGAAGTCAAGGGCGCTTTCCGCTTCGGAAGCCAGGGGCGAGCGGCAGCAGCCTTCCGGGAGTGCGTCGCCGCCTTCCCGGATGTCGACTTCGTCTGGGCCATGTTCAAGAACCGCGAATGGCAGATCCAGCGGTTCAACTCCGAGGACAAACGATGACGCGCCAAGAACTCATCGCATATGTGCGAGCCTCCGACCCGGTGCTCGCAAAAGAATCCGACGAAGCCCTTGACGCCGCCATCCGTTTGCTCTACCCTGTTGCCGTTGCCTTGGTGCGCCATGTGGTCGCATCCAAACCCCACAGACATGAAAGCCGCCATCTACGCCCGCGTGTCGTCGGTTGACCAGGTCGCCGGAACATCCATCGACGGCCAGATCGCCGACTGTCAGGCCTGGGCCGGTCGCAACGGCGCCACGGTCGTCGAGACGTTCACCGACGCCGGCGAGTCGGCAAAGACCGCCAATCGTCCCGCCTTCCTCCGCCTGATCCAGTTCTGCCGCAAACATGGGTGCGATGTCGTCCTCGTCCACAAGCTCGACAGGTTCGCCAGGGACTCCCACGACTTCGCCGTCACCCGGGCCATGCTCGCCGGCTACGGCGTCCAGATCCTTTCGGTGACCGAGCCATCTTCCGACGACCCGGCGGGCAGATTCCTGCAGACAATCCTTTCCGCCGTGGCCCAGCTCGACAACGAGGTCCGAGCCGAACGCTCTCGCTCGGGAATGGTCGACCGGGCCGCCAAGGGCTTCTGGTGTCACAAGGCGCCTACCGGATTCCAAATCAAGGCCACGGCCGCCGGCGCCATCCTCGAGCCGGATCCGGATGAAGCTCCGGCCGTCGTCTCATTGTTCGCCGATCTGGCCTCTGGAAGAATCGCACCGGAACAGGCAGGACAGCAGCTCACCGAAAGCATCGGCCGCCAGTTCCCTGCCCAGCACATCCGGGCCATCGTCGAACAGCGGGCCTACCGCGGGCAGATCTGTTCGAGGCTTACGGAAGGCAAGATCATCGCCGCGCAGTGGCCCGGGATAGTCGACGCCGACACCTGGGACCGTGCCAACGCCCACTTTGCCAGACTGCGTCGTCCGGAAGTCCGCGGCGATGCTCGCGAGTGGCCGCTCCGGCGCTGGATGGTCTGCGCAGAGTGCGGCCGGCCGCTGACAGGTTCGACAACCAAAACCCGCTACGGCGCCTGGGGCTACTATCACTGCCCGAAGGGACACGTCAGGATCCGGCGCGATTGCGCACACGACCGCATGGCATATCTGCTGTCAAACCTCGTCGCCAAGGCCAAGAAGTCCGTCGCCGTCCTGCGGGCGCTGACCAGGCTCTCGATGATCGACGAGCGGAAACGCCAGCGCGAGATCTCCGACCGGCAGCGGAAAGTCGTCGCCGACATGCAGGCACGCCAGGAACGCCTGCTAGAGGCCCTCCTGTCCGGAACCATCGATGATGCCACCTATCGGGCCAAAGCCTCACAGATCGCAACGCAGCGGGCAGCAGCATGGGAAATCGTCGCATCGGCCGACCAGGGCGAAATGGACACCGACGCAGCTTTGGACCTGTGCGAGAAGTTTTTGTCACGCATCGGCGACCTGTGGCTGACGGCCGAGCCGGAGAGTCAGAACCTCCTGATGCAAGCTCTGATCGGCAATCCGATAGTTTTGAACCACGACCGGACAGTTACAACTAACCTAGAATCCGGCATTTTGAGCATTCTGGACGCAATTCCAGACACGTCAGAAAAATGGCACCCCCACCAGGGGGCGTGTTCCAACTATCTGGCGCGGATTCTATCCGTTCTGTCACCAATCCGCAAGGTTATGGAGGCCGCCTGATGCCTGAATGCCACAAATGCCCGCACAATGGACAGGGAAGCCCGTTTTGCCTGAAGTGCATCGGACCCAGCGATTCAAACCACCATGGCCGGACGTTCGTCTCGCTGGATTCGGGCCACGCCGCGCAAACGGGGGCGGAAGTCGAGGCTGCGCTGAAGGTCGAACAGCAGGAGCCGCAAGACGACCTCATCAACCTGCAGGCATGCTGCGCCGATGCCGTCCGGCGCCTGGTGGGCTTCCTTGCACGCATCGAGAAGGCCGACCTTTCCCTGCTGGACTGGATCGGACAGGGCAAGTCGATGTATTCCTGGGCGAAGCAGCACGGTGTCAGCAGGCAGGCGGCCAGCAGCCGCTATGCAATGCTCTGCCGCAAGATCCCGGCGCTGAAAAGCGTGTTCGGTTGACGATCGGGCCAAATCCATGGGACTGACGGCAAAACAGGAACGATTCTGCACGGAGTACATCGTGGACATGAGCGCCACGCAGGCCGCCATCCGCGCCGGGTACTCCGAAAAGACGGCGCATTCCTGCGGCCCTCGACTGCTGTCGTTTGCTGGAGTCAAAGAAAAGGTCGCCGCACTGCAATCCGATCGGGCGAAGAGTCTCGAAATAACTGCTGAGCGCGTGTTAAAAGAGCTGGCGCGGCTGGCCTTTTTTGACCCGTCTGAAATCGTTACAGTCGGCAAGTCTGGACGGATCACGATCAAGCCGACGAAGGAACAGACCGAAGACCAGCGCCGGGCAATCCAGTCCGTATCGGAGACGGCCGAAGGCACGAAGATCAAGTTCGCCGACAAGCTGCGGGCGCTCGAGCTCGTCGGCAAGCATATCGGCCTGTTCGTCGAGCGCGTCCAGATCGAGCCTCCGCGGCCGGCCAAGTCGATGACGGATGCCGAGCTCGAGGAGATCGCACGTGCCGGACGCAGTCAGCCGGCGTGAAGCGCTCGAGGAACTGGCCAAGCGCCGGGCCCGCGTTGACTTGCTGGGCTTCATGCGGTGGTGCTGGTGGATGCCTCACCAGCTGGTCGTCGGCCGCCACACGAGAGCCGTGGCTGACCGCCTGACGCGAGCCGTCAACGACTGGCGGGACGGCAAGACGACATATCTGCTGATCGCGATACCCTTCCGTCACGGCAAGTCCGACATCGTCAGCCGTGCCCTCCCCGCCTGGTTCCTCGGCCGCAACGCCGACCGGCAGCCCGATGTTATCCAGAGCGGCTACGGCTTCAGCCTGGTGACTGGCTTCTCGAAGTGGGTCAAGCGCATCATGACGGAATCCGCCTATCAGGAGCTATTTCCCGGAGTCGTCCCGGCACGGGGCACGAACAAGGCCGACAGCTGGGCCGTGGAGGGCAGCAGCGGGCAAGTTACGGCTCAGGGCCTCGGGGGCTCGC